AAAAAACTGTTGTGGATAATACCAAAGAATGAGATAAAGAATAAACGGCAAAGCGAGAACACATATCTCAATTAGCTTTAGTAGTTTCATTATTCTCCTGATTTATCATTCTAAGATGACTACAATTTTCACAATTACAATCACAAGTTGCATGTGATTCTTTATACATGTCTGTAAAAATATGAGACAAACGTGTTTGATCTATCCAATGAGTAATTTTGGCACCGCATGTATTATGATTTCCATCTCTAAAATTTGGGCGTTCTATTCTATTATTATCTGCATGAGATTTATCGTACCATTTCTCTTTTATTTCATCATAATAGGCTAAAGTAGTTGGAACTCCATAAAAAAATCATTCCCAAGATCGGTTTCTTCAGATAAATCTATACAGATAACTACTTCATTGTTTGCAGGCTGACGGTGGAATGCATTAGTTAAGTAAGGAATAAAGAAATCTGATTTGTAACAAATGCATTTAGATAATTCAATACTCATACTTCGTCCTTATATTTTTTCCATATCCTCTTTATTACTATATAACTTACCCATCCACTATTAAACCAAATTGCTCTTTCGATTTCTTTAAAGAACTGGAAACTTGGATACACGAGCTTTAGAAAAATATGTATACAGGCCATACCAATGATAAACGTATAGTCGACCGGGTCCATTGATTCTTTAAAACAGGTGAAAGCAAGTTTCCAGTTCATATGATTATATCCTAACTATGGGGTGATCAGTAGGAATCGAACCTACGGCCTTCCGAATCACAATCGGACGTTCTACCAATTGAACTATGATCACCACAATTGCTTTTACTATATATTTATAATCATGGAAGCCAAGGTATTGCAGTAAAGAATGCCTGTGCAGCGCGTGCAGCGGCCTCAATACCGGTACCTATTCCCATGCCTTGTGCAGCTGCTACAGCAACACCAGCTACGGCTACTTCTTGGCCGGTTTGAGTTCCCCCAACATGACCGCCGGCTGCACCAATAGCACCACCTGCAAAGGTAGAGTAGCCATGATCAACAGCATCAGCCATGTGTGAACCAATGCCACCTATTGCAGAATTAGCGCCCATAGCTGGAGCGTGCTGATGAACAACTTGATTAACGCAAGCATTAGCAGCTCCTGATACCATACCCCATCCAAATAGATGCACAGCTCCATAAGCCATTAAGCCAGCTAAGTAGCCACCGCCTTTTCCACGAGGGAAATACTCAAGTCGATAGTTCGCATCAAGCTTATTGAGCTTGATATAGCCCTTTTCTTGCATGATTTGCAAGGTTGCTATGGTTTGATTGCGTAGATTCTCATCAACAAAATATGCCGGAACTGTCATGGATCTACCAAGCTTTTGAACTATGAATTCACCATCTTGATGAAATAGTCGTTCAGTTCCTGGTGCTTGTATCGATGTAAATTCGATAACGTCAGATGAAAATAGTCTTAAAAAAGAAAATAGACACAATAACTGTATCTTCATGGATTAGCTCTCAAAATATGGTTAATAAAATACACCTGTCTCGCCATAGCTCGAATGAGCAACGGCGGATTCTGCTTGTGACTGACCGGTCGTCATAATTAACTATACTATATTTCTGAAGTTTGTAAAGTTTTTTTTGTAAATTAATTTTTATTCAGATAGCGATTTGTCTAAAGGTTTAAAAGAGGGAAGTATTTTGGTATAACAGACTTCGCAATAGTTCCATTTACCGTCGCGACAATGTATGTAATAACAGTCTTGTCGATATTTTATCCATTCATCACATATACAACAATGCGACCAAAATTTACGTGGATCTATAGGATAATTTCCCTTAAGGACTGCCATAATTGTATTCTTACGCCTGTGCTTCTGTATCTTCGTTAATGATCGTAATTTTCCATCGATGCACATCATGACATTTCTTATCTGAATGATGCGTGCCTTGATGTAGCGCATATATCCATATTTTAAGTTCTTCTTCGGTTAGAAGGTGTGCATCATGCTTAAGGGAAAAATCACCTTCATAACCACCTTCGGTTCTTTCCGCTTTACCTGCAGCAACTAATTTATCTACTACAGATGCTATATCTATTTCCATTCTGCTCCTAGTTGATTTTTGACGGTTAGCTCTACTATACTTTCCCTTGAGTGTAATGTGAAGTCACTCATCACTGATGTACATCGCGTCTCATCAACGCTTCTTTCTTTCTGATGTATTTGGCCTCATCAGCCGCGGACGTACGTGAGTTTCGTCCAACTCCAGGCTTCGCTCTATGAGCTACGCCGTGACACAGTCTCAGTCAAAAATTAATTCTCGCTTTAGGAGTAGTGTATGATAACTACACCGACCACTCTTCCGGCGCCCGTCCAACAAACGATGGATGATATTTTGCTTTCGGTAAGAACGCCAAATCTCATCATGAAGTTGGGTGCGATGCCAAAGAGATTACCATCTAAAGGTGGTAGAACCTTACGTATGGCAAGATACGATAGATTGCCAACAGCGCCCGTTCCATTGGGTCCATCAGGAGCGACGCCACCCGCGACGCCTCTAAATCGCATAGACATCGATGCGACCATGTCATTCTACGGATTGTATGTAGCAATCAATCAGCAGGTTAAAAATAGAATTGTGGCCTGCTTTAAATCAGCCCTAATTGAGGTGGAAGCCCTAGCGTGAAAGACGAGGGTGACACTGCGCAAGGCCATAAACTATAGGATCAACGGATATGAAGAGATTTCATTTTATTAAACAAGAAATAACGAAGTTCAAGGACTTCTGGATCAATAGGCTGTGTGCCTTGATCTCCAAGTCGCATTCTTGTTTTTTCAAATGTATTTCTCATTTCTATCATTGTTTCTGCTTGTTCTTTCTTAATAACCAAATATGGCATCATGACTTCACACAAATGTTTGACTCGGTCCGAAAATATGGTCCATCTACTTACAGGTCTTCTGGAATTCTTGGGAGTTTGTTTGGGCGTATATTTGGATTTCTTGCCACCAAAATTTTCTACAAGCCAATCTATAAGACATTCATCTGTGCTAGAAAGTTGTATTGTAGTATGAAAATGTGGCGTTCCTGTTTTGGGATTCTTGGCATAGGCGCCAATAATAAAAGCGCCCTCACCGTCGATGATTCCTGCAAGATAGGCGAGTTGAGCAATGGTATATTCTTTAGGAACATAGGTACTGATCATATAGTATCCTTTACGATTAATTATAATATATTAGTTTATCGTAAATTAAGGCCGGCGTAAACGACTTAAGCGGGTAGACACCGAGAGGTGAAGCGAAAGTCTGACCTCTATGGAAACATAGAGAGGAGTGATCGAAGAATCATTCCCGCCAAATAGAAATAATTTGGTCACAAAAGTAACAGAAATAATGCACACTGCAAAATCAAGACCCTGTCTTGAACGAAACTGCCGAGCTATTGGGTCTTTCGCTCAGAATGACGGAAGACCAAATAACCAGGGATATGATGGCAGCTACGGCTACTATCTATAACTGCACTGGTGGCGGTAATGGTGACTTGCCTACAAATCTTTCATTGCCTGATATTGATGAAGTTACATCAGCATTACTTACTAATGATGCATGGATGATACTTGATAATATCGGTGGTGAAGATAAATTCGGTAAACTATGTGCCGAATTAAAATCTCTTCTGATTGACTTGGAAGCCCTTTGGGGTAACAGGGCGCAAGCGCAAGCGGCGTGAGAGACTAAGTGAAGAGACGCCTTAAAGGCGATGCGATAGTCCGAACACTATGGAAACATAGTGAGGGAGGAATAACAAGACTCCCCGCCCTAACGGGTCATAAAAGTAACAGATTGACAGGTCCAGTACGTGATGCTTACTTAGCATTAGCGCATACTAACCTTTCCAAAGATCTTAACGCTATCACTGGGTTTATTTCTAAATGGAACTACCCGAATGATAACCGTGTACTAAGGTCTGAGTGGGGTACGGTAAATAACGTTCGCTTTATGCTATCCTCAGTTGCATCGATTTCACCAAATGCATCTGCATTGGGCAATGATGTGTATAACGTCTTTGTTCAGGGTATGGAATCATTAGCATGCGTTGAGCAGGATAACTTCTCTGCCAGATTCTTGTATCGACCGCCGGTATTCTCAGATCCGTTGTTCCAAAACGTTACGATCGGGTATGTCTTCGCTGAAGTACCACGCATCCTTAACGATTTGTGGATAACCAACATGCGTTGCACGCTACTATAAGGAGAATACAATGTCTGTTGTTTTTACAGGAACTAACCAAGGAACGTTTGTATCTACTGGGCAACCAGTAATACTACAACTTCCTACAGGTGTAGATTGGATTTGGGTATATAACCAAACACAAGAATATGCAGCTGGTGCCGATCAAGGTGTAGATTTCTATTGGCAATTGGGTTATACCCAGGGTCGCGGAACACAATATACTAAGACCACATCTACTAATGCACTTTCAGTAAGTCAAATTGCTGCTGGTGCTGGCTTCTATTTAGTTAATAATACGGTAAATATACCAGGACCATCTTTAGCGCTCCAAAGTATATCAGATGCAACGCCGCCCGTTGTGTCTTCAACGACTACTGGATCTGCTATTAATGGTTCTATCGTGCGTATTTTTAATACGACGGGAGCTACACAGCTTGGTGGTTTAGATTTCACCATTGGTGATGTTACGACCAATACAAGCTTTTCACTTATTAATATGGCGCCTATTGCGGCAGCAACTACGGGTACGTTTAGGGTGATTCCTTACAACCCATATTTCTACCCGCCATTGCGTTATATTACTGGTATTACCGTGGCTACTGCTGGTTCTGCTGCGGCAGGAAATCCTGCAATGCAGTCTAATCAAGCATTGGTTACCTTATCCGTTACGCACCAATTCACCGTTGGTCAAAATGTACGCTTTATTATCCCTACCGTAACGAGCACTACGTATGGCATGACACAGCTTAATGGCTTGTCAGGCAGTATTATTGCTGTCTACGATACGGATGTTAATGGTGCTACTAATACCATTCGTGTGGATATTGATGTAAGTGGCTTTACTGCCTTTGCATTCCCACTAACAGGAAGCCCAGGATTTACTCCTGCGCAAGTAATTCCTATTGGTGAGAGTACGGTTACTGCACTTAATGCAGTGCCACAAGCCAATATTCTTGGTGATGCCACACAGAACGAAGGGTTCTTTGGTATTCAGCTACAAGCTGGTGCTAATTCACCTGCCGGTTCTTCATCAGATGTGATTTACTGGGTTGCCGGAAAATCATTTAACACCTAGAGATATCTACTTTCAAGAGCGCTGTTTATTGCAATACCAGCAGCGCTCTTGCCTTAAGAAGGAATGTTATGAAAAAGCCACAAGTTTTAAATCCGTTGATGAATGCACAAGCGTCAGTTAAAGCGCCAAAGCTTACTAAAGAAGAAGGTCAAAAGAAGATACGTGACATGTGGGACTATGACCATGAGATGGTCACGGTCGTCTTTGAGAACAAAGAAAATCCTGCAAAGAATGGTGGCATTGGC